TATAACCATAGTAACGTTTAACATAATCAAGATCTTGAATTGTATCTTTGCGGAGCCAAGGAGAGAATCTCTTCTTAGTTCTGAGTGTATTTAGATAAAAATCATATTGCATCTTCTTATCAAGAAAATGATATTGATTCATCTCATTTACAAACATAATTGCATCGAGATGTCCTGACAAACATCGATTAACAATGTAAGCAGGGTACTGTTTTTCGACTAAAGGATCTTCATCAATTAGATTCTTCTTTGTTTGATTGATACTATTCAACCAATCTTTCAATTCAGTCATAATAAAAAGTTATAATTAATAACCATTCTTCTAGTATGATTTCTAGGAGAACATGATGCATGATAAGTATCACCATTAAAAAGAACTACTCTTCCTTTCTTAGGTTCAACTTCTTTTACAATTTCTTCATTTGAAAAGAACCTAGTTGGACCATCACTATCATTGACATAGTATAGCATAGTATAGTGCTTATATTGATGATCTATATGAGGAACATTATGTAAAGCAGACGTTTGATTTTTAACAAACATTGCTGCTCTTATCCTAAACAACTTTGTTATTGATAATCCTTTTTTATACTTACCTAATGCTTCTAATAAAACAGGATATAAAAACGCATAGTAATCTGATTTATAATTTCCTTCAAAAACTAAATTACTAAATCCACTATTATCATCACTATTCTCTTGTGTTATTCCATCGTGAAAATACCAAGGAAAAAGATGACTAGAGAAATCAGCCTCTATTGCATCTTGATATCCTTTTGATACCACATTCTCAATTATGGTGAGTTCCATAATTAAGTAGAAGTAATTCTTTACGTTTCTGTTGATCTCTCATATAGTCACCAACAGATCTCATAGTATATGTAAGGTTAAACTCAGCAGCAGCCCAACCTTTAAATCTATCTCTTACAAGTTGATCTGAATTATAACTTACCATTAAATCCATCGTATGATAATCACAATTACGAGCAAATAAATCGTGATCAAATTTCTTATGCATTTCACCCTTCTTCCCATACAAATTATCCTTAATATCATAAGGAGGGTCAAAGTACATAAACACTCCTTCGTGGAGTTCTTGACCCATTAAGTATTCATATGAATGATTTGTTATCCGCCAGCTCTTAATGATTTCTTGGTACTCAGGTAGCTTCTCAATTCCCCGAAATGAAAAATTGCTATCACTTGCTTGAGCAGAAAAACTAGAGCTTTCTGTAAGACCACTAAAGGAACACTTATTAACAATATAGAAAGCCACAGCACGGTCAAGGGGTGAACAATCGCTGCTATTAATGCGTTCTTTAGAACTAGTGAAAAGTACTCTCGCTGTATCTGGAGCATTATGTTTCTCCTTTAGTTTGGTTAATTCATCTTTTAATTCTACCCCAGATTCTTGAAGTTGTGTCCAAAAGTTTACAAGGGGTTCATAAAGATCATTTATCCAAATATCAAGGTGTGGATGCATTTTTGTAACATATATTGCAACACTTCCACCACCTACAAAAGGTTCACGAAACTCAGTATACTGATCAAAGTCAGGAAAATATTGTGCCATCTTAGTAATAGCACGAGACTTACCACCAGGGTAACGTAAAGGAGTTTTTAATGATTTCTGAGATTTCATCGTATAATCATAGGATGCTCATAAATATGCTTTTCTGGAAAACCAAAATCTAATATAATGGGTGATTCTAACACCTTTTCAACAGATTTTGACATCCTACGATAACCAGAACCAACATACATCTGTCCAGCAAATACTGATACAGTTGCAGCACCCCAGAAGATATAATACCATCTAGATTTAACTTGGTGTCTTTGTTTTTTACTCAGTTTCTTCATTATCAAAAAAAGGTTCTAATGTAGTTTGTTCTTCTAAAAAGAAATCAGGATAGGTTTTAAAAACTATCGGATCATACCTACTATACACCAAAAGATCATTAAAATCAATATCTGCTTTTTTTCTTATCCAACTGTCACGATCCAAAGTAGGGTTCTTACATTGAACAAACTCTCCATTTTCCCTTAATGGGATTATGTTAGTTGGAGTTTCCCAAATTAATTGACGATAACAAGTAAATAAAACATGATAATAAAAATCAATTTCTTCTGGTCTTCTTTGTCTTCTCCCATTTACTAAATGAGGAGCAGTGGCACCAGAGTGATAAAAGAAATCATATCTAGAACGACGTACCTCCTTTCCAGTACGTTTCCTCATACCATAATCAAGTGACATTTGATATACCACTTTTTTAACCTGACCTCGTTTCCAAATATGAGGTTCCTTTTCAATTAATAAATCAACACCATCATCTATCTTTGGTTCTGCCACATTTATAGATTGTGACAGTAAATAAGATGCTACTAGTTCTTCACAAGTAGTTCCACCAAATCTAGCTCCTGTATTTTCTGAGTCCAAAGGAATAGTTTCCTCTGGAAGAAGTGGAGGCATACAGGGAACCAATCTCTTTGCATTAGGTGATCTAGTCATTATTTGATAAAGGGGATTTTTCAGCGAGTTTTCTATTTCTTTCGTCCAAGTTTCTATTGAAATTCCAGTAACTAAATTTCTGGTAAGTAAGGTATATTCCCATTAAAGTTCTTTTAATAAACTCATCTAGGAAAATGGCTCCAATAAAAAACCATTCTTCTGGAGTATGTTTCTTCATTTGAATTCACATTCTACCATAATTTCAGTTAATGCAGCAAGTAAATTTATCTCTTGATCTGCTACGAATGCAATCTGGTATTGATATTTCGCAATAATAAGAACGGCGGCAGGAATAGTATTAGGAACCAAGGACTCGTAAAGAGCATCGTAGATACGACGAAGAAGTACAGAAGAGTCATTGTCCATATTGGCAACGACCCACTTACGTACTTCCGCAAAATTCTTCTGCTTAAGATTTGTAAGTAAGTCATTTACAGCAACGTCTGAGAACGCCGCAAGTATTCCCGAATCGATTTTTCCCCCAACCGAGTACCTCTGACACTCATTAAGAACTCGTCTCCAATCAGGAAAATGTTTATTAATGAGCTGAACAAGAACTTTCTTATCGGCTTCAACCTTTTCTTGATCCAAGATGAAGTTGAGTCTTTTGAAGAACTCTGCAGCAATATTCTGTTTCTCCTTCCCCTTGACGCTAAATTCGACCACAGCACACCTGGAATGTAGCGGTTCGAGAATTTTATTCTTGTAATTGCACGTAAATATGAATCTGCAATTACCCGCGAATTCTTCAATGAACGCCCGTAAGAGGAGTTGTACGTCATTACTGGTGTTATCCGCTTCGTCGATGATAATAACTTTGTGCTTTGCTTCTGACGTAAGCGAGACCGTCGATGCAAAGTTTTTCGCCTTATTACGGACGGTATCGAGGAACCTACCTTCATCCGAACCATTGATGACATAATAGTCTACTCCTAATTCTTTACAGAGTGCTTTTGCTACCGTAGTTTTACCAATCCCAGGAGGACCAGCAAGCAACATATTTGGTATTTCTCCTGTATTTAGGAAATCTCTAAAGGTTTTCTTTATATTCTCTGGGAGAATGCAATCTTCAATAGTCTGGGGTCGGTATTTTTCAACCCAGATAAAATCACTCATAATTTAATTCCAGTGACGGATTACTCCGCTAATAATAAAACAGTTGGTAATAAGGTAGGAAAAGAAAATAATAGAACGTACTAGAACAACGTAATTGTCGTATCTTTTAGTTCTTTCATCAGAGAAACTACCAAGTGCATACTTCCAGATCCTCCACCATTTAGTCATCCTTTTTAGTAACTTTTTTGGTGACCTTTTTAATTGTATCAGAAGGAAGCAATGCTGCAACAACCAGTCCTAAAAGAACTGATATAAGAATTTTAGTGGATAATAATTGAAGTATAAAAATGACGAAAGCACTTATACCAAATAATTGCCACTTCTCTTTAATGTATGATATAACCTTTTCAACGGTTATAGTTGATTTTGTAGCCATTAGTTAAAAGTAGAATCAGGTTCAAGGGCAATATAATATTTCAAGTTATATTGACTATTAGTAAATCTAGATAACAATTTGGATGAAACTACTACATCATAAGATCCTGGAATAATTCTAATATTCTCAACCTTAAAATTAAAAGTAAATTCTTTATCTGTTTCACCTACTGTTATCGAATATTCGTTAGATGTATCATTTTTCTTATCACGAACAACCAACTTAACAGCACCATTTGCTCCAACAACACAGAAATCAGGTAATTGATAAACTGCTGCTGCTTTTAATAGTTTCTCTAAGGAAGAACTTTCTAAGTGAAAATGTACATCCTCAGATGGAAGAGTAATCTCTTTCTCTGGTGGAGAAATAATTACATTAGGATCTGCATAGAAATACTTAACCCTACGCTTACCCTCACGAATAGTAAGATAAGAATCTGGTGAAAAATCCAAATCTGGATCCTGATGTAAACTCAATCCGTTAAGAAACTGATTCAAATCATAAATTCCAAACTGACGAGGAAAGTCTTCTTCAATTTCTGCTTCAGCAAGAATATTCTTAGCAACAGACATTGTGCGAAGTTGACTTCCTTCTTTAACAAGAATTGAATTATTAATACCAGCAAAATTCTTAAGGATTGTCAGGGTGTTGTCAGATAAATTCATTGTCATAATTAAGGCATGTTGTGATCAATATTCCCACTAGTGATAGAGGGTTTACCGTAATGTTCATCAAAATGTAAGAGTAGCATAGCATAATGGATGACTTTTAGCAAGTCCTTCTTATTCTTTCCATCCTTACTTCCATAACGACTACCATACTTTAAGATATTTGATTGGCAAAATCCAGATGCAAGTGATCGTGCTGCCATTAAATCTATAGTCTGAACATTACGATATTCGTGAGTATCACCAGTATAGTGACCCCTATATGTTCCTGATACATATTCCTCAATATCTTTAAGGATTTCATCTTCATGATATTTGAAATGATTCGCCATAAGTTTTTCTTCTCCTTGTTTTTCAACCTCGTTATTTAGACCGATATGATGTGCAATTTGATCGTCATTATCTGATAGAGGATCAACCGCAAATGGATCAGGCATATCAGGATCATTTCGATCATAATCATAATAATATTTGGAATGCTTTACTTCATCCATAATGTCATCTAAATTTAAATTGGGCGGCCAAGGACTACCAGGTGTCCATTCAAATCCACCTGCTTCCTCAATTGCTTTTAGTTCTTTGTTTATAATGGGATATTCTTTATCAATATCACCATAGAGTTCCTCGTAGGCTAAACTCCATGAATTAACCATACTCAAATAGAAAATCGTTTACTAAACTATCTGCTTTTTCTTGACCAAACTTACCTTTAAGATACCCACCTACAGGATCCAATCTAGT